AATGACTTTGGCGTCAGCGTCACTGCTGGCGCCATTTCTGGGTTGGGCATCCTCGACATGCCTGGCCAGGTGCTGGCCAACGGCATGGTGATCAGCACCGACTACACGCTGACAACACGCACCGCAGACTTTGGCGGGCTTATGTACGGCGACAGCATTACGGTTGCGGGCACGGCCTACACGGTGCGTGAAAACCGGATGCTGGACGATGGGTCGTTCTGCGAAATCATGCTGCAAAAATCATGACCACACGCCGCGAGCACATCCTTAGCAACATCGTCACTGCATTGGCTGGCACGACAGGCGTGGGGTCGCGGATCTATCGCTCTCGCGTCGAAGCATTGGCACGCGCTGAAAGTCCCGCGATTGTGGTGGAACCGATCAGCGACACAGCGCAAGAAAATACAAGCCTGCCAACGCTGGACTGGAGCTTGACCGTGCGGATCGCCGTGATCGTTCGAGGCACTGCACCAGATCAGATCGCTGACACCACAATCCAATCGCTACATTCCAAGGTCATGGCTGACCTGACTCTTGGTGGGTATTCGATGGATATTCAACCGCAGAGCGTAAACTGGCAATTGATCGAAGCCGACCAACCGGCCGGCGTCGTAATGTGTGATTACCTCATTCGGTATCGCACTGCTCTTGCAAACTTGACGAGTACCTAATGGCTACGATGGTGGATGAATACTGGGGTGAAGGCGGGACCTACCTGCTGGACCCAGCCACTGGCAAACGGACGCTCATTGAGCGGACAATGCCTTCAGTTCCCGACCCCCAACCCGAGGTAACGACTCATGGGCCTGATTTATCGCAAGCGCCTACTTCAGGCGAAAACTGAAACGACCTACGGCACGGACGCCACCCCGACTGGGTCCGACGCCATCTTGGTGCGGAACTTGGAAATTACTCCGCTGATGGCGGACCTGAAGTCCCGCGATCTCGTTCGCCCATACCTCGGCAACTTCGACAACCTGCTTGCGCAGACTCGTGTCGAATGCAAGTTTGAGGTTGAGCTTGCGGGCTCTGGCACTGCTGGCACCGCCCCCAAGTACGGCCCTATTCTCAAAGCTTGCGGCCTTTCCGAGACCGTGGTCGCCACCACATCGGTGACTTACGCTCCAGTTAGCAGCAGCTTTAGCTCTGCGACCATTTACTACAACGTGGATGGCCTGTTGCATCGCCTGACGGGTTGCCGCGGCACGTTTGAAATCAAAGGGCAAGTCGGGGAAATCCCGACCTTGGCTTTCACGATGACCGGCGTCTACAACGCCCCCACCGACACGGCCCAAGCAACCGCCACTTATTCCAACCAAGCAACACCGCTCATTTTCAAACAAGGCAACACCTCCGGGTTCTCTGCCTTGTCCTATTCAGGTGTGTTGCAGTCGCTCTCGATGAACCTCGCCGGGGACATCCAGTACCGGGAATTGGTGGGCGGTTCCAAGGAAGTCTTGTTTGTTGACCGGAAACCTGCCGGCAACTTCATGATCGAAGCGCCTTACATGGCAGGCAAGGATTATTTCACTGCTGCTGTGAACACTACCCAAGGCACCATGGCCTTCACGCATGGAACTACTGCCGGCAACATCTTTGCGTTTTCGGCAGCACAAGTCAGCCTCCAAAACCCCAGCTACTCTGAGCTGAACGGTATTACGATGCTGTCAGTTCCGTTCATTGCTGCTCCGACTTCGGCGGGCAACAACGAGTTCACCCTCGCTTACACCTGATAGGACCCCTCATGGCTTTTATTCGCAAGAAAGTTTCCACCTTCAAGTGGCCCGTCAGCGTTGAAGAACCAGCGGATGGCGGGAAATTTGAAACTCAGGCCTTTGACGCTGTTTTCAGAAAGCTTGGCCGATCTGAATTCACTGCATTGGTCGAGAAAGGAGACGTCGAGCTGATCGAAGCCGTGCTGGAAGGATGGGACGGGGTCACCGATGAAGACGGCAAGGACATCCCTTACTCAAAGGCTGCCCGCACCGAATTCCTCGATGACCCTTACTTCACCAAGGGTGTGATCAAAGCCTTTCTTGCCACGCTGGATGGAGCGCAAGCAAAAAACTAGAAGAGGCCGCGAAGCGTTGGGCTAGCGGCGGCGACAGCCAAAAGGAATTCGAAAACGACCTGGCGGCATTCAATATTTCAATGCCCGTAGCTGAAGTCAGCAATGACTTCGAGGTATGGGATGAAAACTGGGACATCGTCATGATGTTCATGCGGCTACAGACTCAATGGAACGTGACCATGGGCGGCTACGTGGGGCTCAAGTACGAAGCCCTTCGGTGGTTGTGTGACCTATACTCAGTTGAGGATCACCGCGCCATGCTGGAGGGAATCCAGCTCATGGAATCAGCGGCATTATTGGTTTTGAACGACCGGAGCTGACATGGCCACAGCCGAAACCCAGTTCAGGATCAGGACGATCGTTGACGGGTTAGAGAATGTCGACAAGTTAAAAAATGCGGTCAGAAGTCTTAATGATTCATCGGCACCAGCGGCGGCCGATTTAAACAAACTCAAGGAAGCAGCAACTGCCCTTGGAAGCGCCGCAGCACGAACTGAAAAAGACCTCAAGACTTCAATCGATGTTTTGAAAACAGTTCGGTCAAATGTTTCGCTTACCGATGCTGAATATCAAAAGCTAACCAGGACAATCAACGAATACTCAAGGTCGCTTGAAAAAGCCAATACTCAAGGCAACTTAAAGAAATTCGGCCAAACTGCTGGTGCTGTTGCTGCTTCTGGTGTTTTTGGCGGTCCTGAAGGTTTTATTGGGGCAACAATTGGCGGAATTTTTGGTGGTCCAGCCGGCGCTTTGGCTGGTGGTGCCGTTGGAGCGCAAGTCGGGCAAGTTCGTCAGACCATAGGTGAAACAGCAGATTATGCTGCCACGGTTGATCGCCTCAATATTGCATTAAAAGGCGTGGCTGGTAGCCAAGCTCAATACGCTCTTGCCTTAAGAGCAGTTGCAAAAGAAAGTGAAAATTTTAACCTTCCAATTGATATAGCCACTAGATCTTTCACTCGCCTCGCGGCGTCCGTGATTGGCGCTGGCGGCAAAATTCAAGATGCTGAAGCTGTTTTTCATGGGGTCAGCGCTGCTATCAAGGCAACTGGCGGCAGCGCAGAAGACGTCGATGGCGCGTTGCTTGCCATGTCCCAAGTCTTTAGCAAAGGCCGTGTTCAAGGTGAAGAATTGGTCCGACAGTTAGGCGACCGCTTGCCTGGCGCTGTGACTCTTTTTGCGCATTCCACAGGTCGATCAACTGCACAATTGTCCAAAGACCTCCAAGCGGGCATTGTCGATCTAAATGACTTGATGACTTTTGTTACAAAAGGTTTGAGCAAATATGACGAAACTGCTCAAAAAATGGCAAGGTCACAAGAAGATGCTGGCGCAAGAATGTCTAAATCGCTTGGGGACCTTAAAAAAGACTTTGGCGAATTTTTCAAGCCTGTAGGCGCTGGCTTGCAAGACATAATTACCAAGCTTGCTCAAATGGCCGATGAAGCCGCAAAAGCTGGCAGGTCTTTAGAAAATAGTTACACACTAAAATCTCAAGCTTTTCGTGATGCAAATAAAAAGTTTAACCTTGATGGGTCAATAAGAGATTTGCCAACGATTGCGTCTTCAGCGTATTGGAAATTTGTTGATGAACGCACCAAGCAATTGCAAGAAGCTGCTGCAAAAGCAAACAAGTCTGCCGCTTCCGAAGTCGAAAAGTTGTCAACTTTTGAAAAACCAAAAACCAAGGACGATGCTGCTGCCAAAAAAGCAGCAGAAGAAGCGGCAAAGCTTAAGTCTGAACAGCAACAGCTTGATGAATCGCTGGCCAAATCTCGCATCAACCTGGACGACGCAGTATTCAAAAACAGGCAAGATTTAATACGCAAAACCTATGAGTTTGAACAAGAACTAATCAATAAACAGCAAGACAATTGGGCAAAGTCATTTACAGGCGCTGCGCGTGGTGCTGCGGATATGATCAGTGGTTTCTTGAAGGAAATACAAGGAGTAAACAACAAAGTCACCGATGCTCAGTTGGCGGAAAATGCTGCCTTGCAAAAGGTTGCTAGTACGTCGGCTATGGCTGCCGTAACCGGCCAGGGCCTGGGGCGCATGATTCCAGGCGGCACCGGATATTCTGGCAAAAACTATTACGAATTACTGGACGGCATTCCTGGCACTGCTGGGTATCGGGCAGATCATGCTGGCAGCAATGCGCATGTTCATTTTGGTGACAGCAATTCCGTCGAAATCAGGCAAGTAGCAGATTACCTTCGTTCCCAAGGTTTTAAGATTTCGGAATTTGGCCAATACGGACAGGCGGTGGGCGGTCACGCCACAAATTCAATGCACTATTCCGGCAATGCTTTTGATGTGCCCGGCAGTCAATTTCCCGTGGGTGGAGAAATCGCTGGGATGTCTCGCGTTGTCAACGCCATAGAACGATTCCTTGTCGGTGGCGCTAGTGGCAAGCTTCCAGCCACCGGGGTTGCAGATCAGCAACGGCGTGACGTAAGCGCCGAAGGAAGCGTTGCGGTTGCAGGCCAAGAAGCCTTGCAGGCCAGCAAAGCCTTGGCAATGACGAAGAAGCAAGCCGAAGACTTAAAGAAATTGATTGGCGAAGGGTTTGTTTTAGATTTTACCCAGCAAATCAGACAACAAACAGATGCTTTGCAAGATCAAAACGTCATAACTGCCAAGCGCAATCAATTGCAATTAGCGGGCGAAAAGCCTGAAATAATTGATGCTGAAATTCAAAAAACGCAAGCGCTTCAGCAAATAACTCATCAAACCGAAACTGCTCAGCTTGCGCTTGAAAAGCTTAACGCGGCTGGCCAAGGAAATTCCGTTGCTGCCACAAGGCTCCGCGATAGCATTAAATCACTTGGTGAAAATTACAACAAATTAGCCTCCGGCATCGACGACGCCGCACAAGCTCAAGTCCGCTTCAACGAAGCAATGAAGTGGCGCCAGGACAATCGTATTGGCATGGGCATCAAGGATGGTGCTGCCCAATATGTGCAATCAATTGGAACCATGCGGCAGGCCACCGCATCGTTGACCGAGACAGGTGTCAAAGGCCTTGAAAATGCACTGACGGAACTTGCCACGACTGGCAAAACTGATTTCCGTGCATTTGCGGCCAGCATTCTTGCAGACACTGCACGGATGATCATCCAACAAATGGTGTTGCGGACGATCATGCAAGCGATCGGTGCAATCGGTGGCGGTGGCGGTGGATTCAGTTTCAGTGGCAATTCATTCCTTGGTAATGCGGCTTTCAGCTCTGGTTTTAATGTCCCCGCATTCTCGGTCGCAGCCAACGGCAACGTCTTTGCCGCCAACGGCATCATCCCCTACGCGATGGGCGGCATCGTCAACCGCCCGACGTTGTTCCCCTTCGCAAATGGCACCGGCCTGATGGGCGAGGCCGGCCCCGAAGCAATCATTCCACTCAAGCGTGGTGCTGACGGCAGGCTTGGCGTATCCGGCGGCGGTGGCGGTGGCACCACAGTCAATGTCAGCGTCGATGCAAAGGGCACCAACATTCAAGGCAACGGCGGCCAAAGCGCAGCGCTGGGGCGGGCCATTGCTGCTAGCGTGCAGGCTGAGCTGATCAAACAGAAGCGCCCTGGTGGGCTGTTGGCAGCATGAGCACCTTCACTTACACGCCGAGCTTTACCGCGAGCGAAAGCAGCCAGCCGCGGACGCATAAATTTGCGGCAGGGGACGGCTACGAACAGAGAATCAGGCTGGGGCTTCATACCGACCCCAAGGAATGGGATCTTCAATTCAATAACCGCACCGATACCGAACGCGACGCGATCCTGACATTTTTTGAAACTCAGGCCGGTGTCACGTCTTTTGACTGGACGACACCACGTGGCATTGCCGGCAAGTATGTCTGCGAGCAATGGAGCGTTGAGATGGTGGCTTACAACTTCAGCAACGTGCGGGCAAAATTCAGGCAGGTTTTTGAGCCATGAGCGTTCCCGTTTCAGAGCTTCAGTCAATTTCACCCAGCGCGATCATCGAGCTGTTTGAGTTGCAGCTCAATACGGCGATCCAGGGGACCAATACGCTTTACCGCTTCCATGCT